CACAATTGTCCTACATAGTAGTAGAATTAAGAGGTGATTTAGATGAAAGAAAACTTCTTTATCATGTTGTTCTTTGTGCATGGAGGTTATTATGCACAATTTAATTTCTTACAATCAACTGGCTGGATGGAAAAATTTTGAGGATACGCTAGATCGATGTAATGAGCAAAATGATTTGGTCAATGATTATTTTAATTGTTTAATTGAATGTGATGATAATCAACAAACTTGTAAAAAACTGTGTAAACATATGCTAATTAATTAATAAGAGGGAGGGACTTGACCCCTCCCCTTTTTTTGTCTATAATTACCTTTGTTGAGGTTGATAAAAATGGATAGAGACAGACTAAAGGTATTGATCCGTGATCTTAAACAACTTGTTTCGGAAATAGAATCTGAAGTTTTTTCCGATACCGAAAGTTATATGCAAGAGTACGACGAAAAAATAACTGATTACGATGAAGTTTTTGAGGATGATGATGGATACTGCTATTAATACTTATCATCGATACCTTAACTTACCTTTTACTATTGGACCGCTTCCTTTGTTTAGGGAACAAGGTAATCAAATCAGGCATTTTTATATCAATGATTATCCATTCTATCCAATGGAAGAATTGTTTAGTGATCTTGGATTGATTCTTCATCTTAAAGAAGTTTTTTACACACCACCATTCTCTAAGATTCCTATTCATACTGATCATGGACACTACACAAATCATGCCAAGATTAATATGACTTGGGGACCTGAAGAAGGTGTGATACAATGGTGGAAGTCTGATAAAACTAAACGAATGCAACTAAATGGTTATCAGGGTAGCACTGATGAGTATCATGATAATCTTTGGGCAAATGAAGAAGATTGTGAACTGTTGTATGAAGCAAATACAAACCGACCTAGTTTAGTTAACGTTGGTGTTTTACACGGAACAAATAACCCTACACCATATGGTAGATGGACACTGTGTTTTGTTCCACTTAATCAAGCAGGTCAGTTTATACATTGGGATTCTGCATTAGAAGTTTTTAAAAATTATTTGGAGATTTAAATGTCTAGTATTGTTAAACTGATTTCTGTCACTCAAGGTGCAGGAGAACTTGCAGGGAAATCAGCACAGGAAGTGATTACATATACTGCTCGTGTAAGTAATCCAAATAACCAACTTAAGTTTGATACTGCTGCAGGACTTCTTCGGTATTGTATTAAACAAAACCATTGGTCTATCTTTGAACAAGCAGATATGACCCTTGAGATTAACACCACTAGAGGACTGGCAGCTCAAGTGCTTCGTCATAGGTCCTTCGTATTTCAAGAATTTTCACAACGATATGCTGACACAAAACTTCTGACTGAACTTCCTGAGGTTCCTGAACTTCGTAGACAGGATGAGAAGAACCGTCAGAACTCAACTAATGATTTGGATGAGCGTACAAGAGAAAAGTTTGAGGGAATGATTGAGCAGCACTTTGAAGAGGCACAACGTCTCTACGATAAAATGCTTGAGAAGGGTGTGGCAAAGGAATGTGCAAGGTTTGTGCTCCCATTGGCAACTCCAACAAGAATTTACATGAAGGGATCAGTCAGGTCATGGATACATTATATCGATCTTAGGTCTGCTCACGGCACTCAGAAGGAGCATATGGACATTGCAGAGGCAGCGCGGTGCGTCTTTATCTGTCAGTTCCCTGATATTGCTAAAGCACTTGGATGGGAACCAGAGAACTGTCCTGAGTGTGTTGATGCTCCATCCATCATTATCCAATAAATAATTTATCTTTATTATAAAAGTTATGGCAATTTATCCTATTATCCATAAAGAGACTGGTGAGAAAAAAGTTATTGAGATGAGTGTTCATGATATCCAACAGTGGTATGTGGATAATCCTGAATGGCAGAGAGATTGGTCTGAAGGTTGTGCTGCTGCCGCTGAGCTTGGTGAGTGGAAGGACAAACTGATCAAATCTAAACCAGGATGGAATGAAGTCCTAGAACGCGCATCAAAAGCACCAAAGTCAACAGTCAAGAAGATTTAACTTATGGCAAGCAGAAAGAGAAGAACTGAGTTTCAACCAATCGGTGTTGGTATGACTACTAAACAAATGAAAAGGAAGAAACCAGTTAATTTAGATTTTTTACTTGAGATTGATCCTTTAACTGATAATCAAACAAGATTGTTTGATTCTTATGATCAAGAAAAAAATATTGTTGCATACGGTGCGGCGGGCACAGGTAAAACATTTATCACTTTATATAATGCATTAAAAGATGTTTTATCAGAGAACACTCCTTTTGAAAAAATTTATATCGTCAGATCTCTTGTTGCTACCAGAGAAATTGGGTTCCTCCCTGGAACACACGAAGACAAAGCAGATATCTATCAAATTCCATATAAGAACATGGTTAAATACATGTTCCAAATGGCAACAGACGCTGAGTTTGAGATGTTGTATGGTAATCTTAAAACTCAAGGGACAATTAGTTTTTGGTCTACATCATTCCTAAGAGGAACTACTTTAGATAGAGCAATTATTATCGTAGATGAATTCCAAAACTTGAACTTTCATGAACTTGATAGTATAATTACAAGAGCTGGTGAGAATACCAAGATTTGTTTCTGTGGTGATGCAACTCAATCAGATTTGCAAAAAACCAATGAGAGAAATGGTATCATCGACTTTATGAAAATTCTTAGAGTCATGCCATCGTTTGATATTATTGAGTTTGGTCTTGATGATATTGTTCGTTCTGGTCTCTGCAAGGAATACTTAATTGCAAAACATGAATTAGGATTTTGATGTTTACTCACGTTGATTTGAATCTCCCTCAACTCAAGAGGGAGACTATAGATGGTGTTCGATATTATCTTGTCCCTGATGTAAATGAACTACTCAAATTAGTTTCTATTACATCAGTTACTAGTCACAAAAATCGTCAGTTTTTTGCAAACTGGCGTAAAAGGATTGGTGAAGCAGAAGCAGATAAAATTACACGACAAGCAACAAGTCGTGGCACTGATATGCACACTCTTGTTGAATATCATCTTAAGAATGAAGAACTTCCTAAAGTTCAACCTTTGTCAGATTTCTTGTTTAAAATTGCACTGCCAGATTTAAAAAGAATAAATAATATTCATGCACTTGAAGGTTCAATGTATAGTAAGGTTCTAGGAATCGCTGGAACCGTAGACTGTATTGCTGAATTTGATGGAGAACTTGCTATCATTGATTTCAAAACATCAAAAAAACCTAAACCAGTAGAGTGGATTGAACATTATTTTGTACAGTGTATGGCATATGGATGTATGCTGTATGAACTAACAGGATTACAAGTAAAAAAACTTGTCATTATTATGGCATGTGAAAATGGAGAATGCGTTGTTTATGAAGAGTATGACAAATCAAAATACATTAAACTACTCATGGAATACACTAGAGAGTTTCTTAACTACAAATTGGAAAGCTATGCCAGTTAAACTAGAAGACGAGTTTGAGAGGGTATTAGAAAAGAAGTTTTTTTGCCCGACAAAATTTGCTCAAGAGATTGAGGTTCTAGTTAAAAATAACAAAGATATGAATTACATCGATGCCATCATTCACTTCTGCGAAAAAAATAGTATCGATTTAGAATCCGTTCCGAAACTTATATCAAAACCATTGAAGGAGAAGATTAAGTATGATGCAATGGAATTAAACTTCTTAAAAAGGACTTCCAGAGCGAAATTGGTTTTTTAATTACGAAAAAGTCGGAAAAATTATCGCGGGGAAAATTCTGAAAAACCCCCCTTCCAAAATTATGACCCCGTTTGATGTATATAAAACATATCTTGCGTTAAAAAATCATTTTACAAAAGATAATTACGATTATCATAAGTATTGTGGTAAAACTCGTGCCTCCCTGCAAGCCTTTTATAAAAGGAAGGATCGGTATTGGTTTGAAAAGTTAGGTAGACAAAAAAACGATAAAGAGATTGTTGACTTCTTTGTTGCTAACTTTGTTTCTTCTGGAGATGCAGATTCTCTTTGGATTGGTCAAATAATTAGAGAAGGTGAATCTGTATATAACGATTGGAAGAAGAAAAAGGAATCTTTGGCGTATATCTTTAAAGAAGAGACTACAGAGTTATTCACAGAACATAAATTTGAAGAAGTTTTTGACTGTTCAAAGGGTCATCCACCGTTACTTAAAAAGTTCCTGAACGGTAAAATTAGCATAGAAACCATAGTCATATATGATAGAATATTCCTGTTCGGGAATGATTTTGATAAGAAATTGATAGACCCAGTTTGGCAACTAGTCTCAAAAAATATCAAAAAATACAATTCCTTCCTAAATATTGATATATTCAAATTCAAAAAAATTTTAAAGGAGTGTGTATTATGAGTTTTTTTGATTCTGAAGTCGTTCGTTCTGAAATAGCACATATTAACGAACTTCAGGAAAAACTATATGAAAACATGTTTAAGTTTTTTAAGATGGATCGAGAAGGAAAACTTGAACATGTAAATGTACTCCAAGATTTACTTGAAAAGCAAAAAGTATTGTATACAAGATTGTCTCTGTCGGATGATCCAGAGGCAAAAAAGATGAAAGAAAATATATCTAAGTCTGCAATGATGATGGGACTTCCAGAGGGAATGGATATGAACATCATCTTCTCAAATATGGAAAAGTTGATCCAACAAATGAAGGATCAGGTCAATAAAATAGAAGGTTGACGTACTAGGGGACTTGCACTATACTGGTAAGTGTCCACCGCAAGTCCCCAAAGGACACACACAAGCCGAATCTCAAAAATACGAGGTAATCTAATGTCTTTCGCAGATCTTAAAAAACAGTCTTCACTTGGTTCTCTTACTCAAAAACTGGTAAAAGAAGTTGAGAAGATGAACACTGGTTCTAATGGTGCTGATGAGCGTCTTTGGAAACCAGAAATGGATAAAACTGGTAATGGTTATGCAGTTATTCGTTTTCTCCCCGCTCCTGAAGGAGAAGACCTTCCTTGGGTAAAAATGTATTCTCATGGATTCCAAGGTCCTGGTGGTTGGTATATCGAGAACTCTCTGACTACCATTGGTCAAAAGGATCCAGTGTCTGAATATAACCGTGGACTCTGGAATAGTGGCAACGAAAAGGACAAAGAAACTGTCCGTAAGCAGAAGCGTAAACTGTCTTACTATTCCAACATCTATGTTGTAAAGGACCCCGCAAATCCCGCTAATGAGGGTAAAGTATTCCTCTTCAAGTATGGTGCTAAAATCTTTGACAAGGTTATGGCAGCAATGCAACCAGAATTTGAAGATGAAGAACCCATCAATCCCTTCGACTTCTGGCAAGGTGCCAACTTCAAACTGAAGATTCGTAAGGTTGATGGTTATTGGAATTACGACAAATCTGAGTTTGATCGTCAAGCACCTCTTCTTAAGGATGATGATGCACTAGAGGGTGTATGGAAGACAGAATATTCTCTTCAAAATCTGGTTGCTGCTTCTGAGTTTAAAACTTATGAAGAACTTCAAAAGCGTCTTGACTATGTTCTTGGTAAAAAAGGAACTCCTAAGTATCAAGACCCTGATGAGTATGAAGAGGAGGATACCACCCGTGGTTCCTTTAAACCAGACTTTAGTTCTCGTCAAACTCAAGAAAGTCAACTTCCTGACGATCTGAGTGCTCAACTTGAATCGTTGAGTTCCTCAAAATCTTCTGATGATGAAGATGATGATGCTCTTAGTTACTTCCAGCGTCTTGCTGAAAGTTAATTAATCATATAAACGAGGATTATCTCCTTTCTTAAGGGTTCTGGACACATACTGTTCAGAACCTTCTTTGTATTCCATAATATTTTCAATATCATCTAAAACGATGGTCAAGTAATCTGGTTTTAGTACGTAAATATTTCTTTTTTCATTTTCAACACGTTCTTCATATTGAAAGTTTGTTACTGGAACACAAGATTCTCTACCACTAATCTCTAAAATTTCTGCTGCTCTAGTATCAAAATAAACTGTACCATAACTAATTCTTTTTCTCCAATTAAATCCATCATACTTCCATTCTTGCCCATTTCTTTCAAAAACTTCATTAACTTGAGGTTCATATAAATTACCAGGCTTACTAAAAATAAGATCTGGAGGACTGTTATATCCTCTACCAGGATTTCTGAGAGTTAACTCAATTACTTTACCATTTTCTGTTTTTACGTCTCCAGTTGCTGTAATTGGTGGAAGTGGATTTTCAATTACAGCAGTTGGAGGAGTTCTGTAATTATAACCACGGTCTACCATGACAACATCAGAAACTCCACCATTGTTGATTAATACGTATCCAGTTGCCGTTCTATGTGGGATTGGCGGTTGAATATAAATGTTTGGTGGATTGGTTGCAGTATAACCCGCACCTGCCTTTGTGATTGTTATACTAACAATCTTTTCTGATGTTGTAGTTCCTACTCCAACAGTTGCTGTTGCAGTAGCAGTAATGTCTGTACTGTAGCGATATAATTTTCTATTGCTAGATCCACCAACGATAAAGAAGGTTTCAGATGGATTTGCATAAGCATCCATTGGAATAGTGTCTCCACTATCTGTTTGAATATTACGAGAACCTAGCAAAGTAAAACTATCTAAGTCCCAATTTGCACCTAATTCTAATACGTGCATTTGTCTGGTATCTGTTCCAGAGACATAGAGTTTTGTTCCATCATCTTTAAAGGCAAAACCACGGACTGAAGTTTCTCCAGTTAATGATTGTATATTAGCTTGTTGGGATGGAAGAGGTCTTAAAGTTGTTATATTCCATTCAGTCAGTAATTCGTATTTTTTAATTGTATCTGGATCTTGAATGTCAACAATGTAAAGATAAAATCCATCATCTTGCATCCTTATACCAGAGGATGCTGGCATACTGATTGCACCTGCTACTGTTGCGGTGCTAATATCCCAGTCTGTCGATAGATCATATTGTGCAATCTTAAATCCAGATCCTGTTAAACCAGAAACATACATTCTTGTTCCATCTGGTTTAAATTCAATACCAGTTAAGTATATGAAAGATACACCGCCAAAGTTTAATGTGCGTGTTGCAATTTGAGTTCCACTTGTTATATTGTAAGGTGATGATAACTCATAATGTTCAATCACACCACTAGTATAAGTGCTTGCTCCATGGCATGTATATACTCTTATACCTAGTGCATCCATAAAGAATCCTTCAAATCCAGATTCTACGGTAAAATTAGAATCTGTAATGAATAATGCACTACTAATAACATCAGGTGGTGGATCTATTGTGATTGTTGGAGTAAATGTGTATCCATCTCCCTGATTTGTGATTGTCATGGAAGTTATCGATCCACCAACACTAATAACTGGTGTTAGTTGTGCAGTGATTGTTGGTGGAGGATCACTAAATGTGATTGTTGGTTGGAATGTATATCCAGTTCCAGCATCTATGATTGTGATTGCTCCAACTTCTCTTTCATCTGGGGGAACATTGAGTGCTACATCTACTATTCCTTTTCTTGGATTTGGTGGTGGTGTGATTGTCACAGACCCAATGCCAGTATATCCTGCTCCAGGACCTGTTAATACTAATTGAGTAACGGTTCCAGATACAGGATTAACAGATGCTGTTCCTGCTGCAAAAATACCAGGAATAATTTTTGGTAATTCAACATTTGGGTCTAATTCTATTTCATATTCTGGAGCCTTAAAAAATCCTTCATTGACTTCTTTACCACCTTCTACAATAATGTATCCTGCTCTTGTTACAACTTCTGTGGTTTCGTAATGATGTATTCCTGAATATAAATTCTCATAACTTCCATATTTTTGTAAAAGGTGTTCATTAAAAGCATACTGAGTTTTTGGCCATTCATCATAAACATTATTGATATTATTTGCGGTTAATACCAACCAATCTAGTGTTGGGTCGTCATAAAACAAATCAGCTACTTGGTCTGGTCTTTCATCGCCCTGAATTGTATATTTTTGAAAATAAGAAATATTTTGAAAAATATCTTCTCTTATCTTAGCTCTCTTGAAAAGATTTTTTACAGTAGTATAATCTGATATAGAATTTCTTTCTATACCAAACGCGGCATATTCAAAATTGGGAACCTGTTTAAAATATTCTCTGGGCATTTCTTTAATAACCTATTAGGTGATTCTTAGCGTCTTTGTTGCCAACCTTTCCAGTTTCTTCATCATAATCTTTTGCATATATGGGCTCTAATTCCATGAATTGTAGTGACAAATTATAAGAGACCATTGCACCATTTTCAAATGACATGTAACTCCCATCAGGAGTGTAATCAACATTACATGACTGAAGAGCACAATCTTTAATCAAACCTATACCAGGATGATCTTTTTTTCCCTTGTGGAAATAATCAATTTGAAAAATTTTAGGTGCTTTTAAATACAATCCACTTTTTTCTGTTTGCGGGGACATATTGCGTTTAAAAAATCCAATAATTTGTCTAACAATTTCAGACTCAATTTCTGAT